TAAGTCCTACGGCTGCGCGGCTGAAATTATGCTGCGTGCTGTTAAGCAACCACCAAGTCCTGTGGATGGGATTCGGTACTCGCGGTTTGTGATTGTGCGTAACTCTTACCCTGAGTTGCGGACTACAACGATTAAGACTTGGCATGAACTGTTTCCTGAGAATATTTGGGGGCCGATGCGCTGGTCTCCGCCTATTACCCATCACATCAAGCTGCCATCGCGCGGGGACGCGGCGGGGATTGACTGTGAAGTTATCTTTATGGCCCTTGACCAACCCAAGGACGTCAGGAAGCTGTTGTCTTTGGAGTTAACCGGTGCCTGGGTGAACGAGGCGCGTGAATTGCCGCTGGCCGTGGTGCAGGGTCTGACCCACCGCGTTGGCCGCTATCCCACAAAATCTAACGGTGGCTGTCCGTGGCGCGGGATTTGGATGGACACCAACCCGATGGACGATGACCACTGGTGGTACAGGCTTTCTGAGAAAGAACCTGTCCGCGGCAAGTACAAGTGGGAGTTCTTCCGCCAGCCCGGTGGTGTTATTGAAACAGGACGCGATGACACCGACGCAGTGCCTGCTGCCAATAAATTCTGGAAGGTAAACCCTGACGCAGAGAACATTAACAACCTGCCCCCTGGGTACTACCACCAGCAGTTGGGTGGCAAGAACCTAGACTGGATACGCTGCTACGCAGGTGGTCAGTATGTATTCGTGCAAGAGGGTCGCCCGGTCTGGCCTGAGTACGATGACTCGATGATGGCTTCTGACGAGGTTGCGGTAGACACCAGCCTGCCGCTGCACATCGGGCTGGACTTTGGCTTGACCCCCGCCGCTGTGTTTGGGCAGCGCACCAAGGCTGGCGCGTGGCACATTTTGAAAGAAATTGTCACCGATGACATGGGCCTTGAGCGGTTTGGGTTAATACTGCTAAACGAAATAAACGTTAACTACCCCGGCATGGATGTTTTGATCTGGGGCGACCCGGCGGGTTCTAAGCGCGATGAGATATTCGAGGTTACGGCCTTTGACCATTTAAGAACGCTGGGACTTAATGCTCGCCCTACCGCGAGCAACGACTTCCAAGTTCGCCGTGAGGCAGGTGCGATGCCGATGAATCGGTTTATCGACCGCAAACCGGGGTTGCAAATTCACAAAGACTGCAACCGGTTAAGGAAATCTCTGGCTGGGGGCTATCACTTCAAGCGAGTATCGGTTGGCGGCGGCACTGAGCGATTCCGTGATGCGCCTAACAAGAACGAACACTCTCACGTTGGTGACGCCTTTGGTTACATCATGCTCGGTGGCGGTGAGCACAGGGCAATGACCCGAGGCCACGGCGGCAAGTACGGCTCTGCTGGCCCGGCTGAGCAATTCCAAGCCAGTACGGATTTCAGCATATGGTAACGGCATCAGAAGTCCACGGGGTTGTCAGAGTTAAAGGCGTGACTGCCATGCCTTTTCACCCAACCCATGTAAATCGCATCGGGATAAACGAGTTTGACCGAGAAATATTTAAAACCCTGCCTGACATCCACACGCGGTTAAAACTTGTTTCCGAGGCAAGATGCGCTTGGACGCTTTTTTACCGAGGCAACCCGGCGCTGGTTATGGGCTTGGAGTATCGCTACCCAACAAACTACGAAGCGTGGCTTTTGATGGGAGACACAGCTTACAAACATGGAATGTTATTAAGTCGTGGTGCCAAACGGTTTTTTGATAACATTGGGTCAAGGCTTAATTTACGAAGAATGCAAATCGTGGTAAACGTGCATAACAAAACCGCAGTCCGATGGGCTGAGTTTTTGCAATTTAATCGCGAGGGCCTGATGAAGCATTATGGCCCGGAAGGCTCAGACTACTATATGTACGCGAGGACTTACTGATGGGTGGATTATTTGGAGGCGGGTCACCGCCAGCACCAGACACTTCCAAACAGGAAGAAATTCAAGAAAGACAGGAAGAGCGCACCAAGCGCCAAGAAGCCGAAGAGCAGCGCAAAATTCGCGCACAGCAGGCAGCCCGTCGCACCGGCGGTATGCGTTCCCTTTTGTCACCTGAGCGCGAAGATGCACGCCAGGGGCTCCAGAAAAAACTTGGAGGATAGTTATGGGCGGCGGGCCATCAAGACCAGCACCACAGCCGGAACCGGAACCACAGCCGGAGCCAGAGCCGGAGCCGAAAAAGCCAACCCGGACTGCCCGAGAAGAGGCTGGCGCACTTCGGGCTCGTCGGCGTCGAGGCGGGTTGCGTTCTCTCCTTTCGCCAACCAGAGCAGAGGGCGTATCAGGCATGTCAGACAAACTTGGTAATTAGTAATGGCAAAAATTCAGCCGGAAGAAATTATTAAGCGGAAAAATAAAGCTGAGTCACGAAAAGAAGAGTGGCGCACTATTTATGAAGAGTGCTATGAGTTTGCACTCCCGCAGCGTAATTTGTACGACGGGTACTACGAAGGTAAGACGCCCGGCCAAAGCAAAATGGGCCGCGTGTTTGATGCCACTGCAATCGATAGCACCCAGCGTTTTGCAAACCGCATTCAGTCTGCATTGTTCCCGCCTTATCGGGCTTGGTGTACGTTAACACCGGGGAACAAAATTCCTGACGAGCGACAGCCAGAAATCAGAGAAGCGCTTGAGGTTTACACAAATCAGATGTTTGACGTTATCCGTCAGACAAACTTTGATTTGGCAATGTCAGAGTTTTTGCTGGATTTGTCTGTAGGCACCGCTGTAATGCTTATTCAGCCCGGAGACGAAGAGGCCCCGGTTCGATTTGTGCCAGTGCCTCAGTATTTGGTTTCGCTTGAAGAAGGCCCCCACGGGACTGTTGATAACGTTTACCGGAAAATGCGCATTCGCTGCGAAGCCATCCAGCGACAGTGGCCGGACGCAAAAATTCCCGAAAAACTACAGCAGATTATTGACCGTAGCCCAGACGAAGAAATTGAGCTGACTGAGGCGACAGTCTACAACATTGAAGAAGAAATTTACTGCTACCACCTTATTTGGTCTAAAGACGAAATGGCTGACGAGCTGGTGTACCGCACCATGGAAGTCTCGCCTTGGGTAGTAGCGCGATTCATGAAAGTTCCCGGCGAGGTTTACGGTCGCGGGCCTTTGGTAAGTGCTCTGCCTGACATCAAAACGCTAAACAAAGTCAAAGAGCTGGTGCTGAAAAATGCATCGATTGCGGTATCTGGTGTGTACACAGCTGCAGACGACGGCGTGATTAACCCGCAGTCTATTCGCATTGTTCCTGGTGCCATTATCCCAGTTGCCCGAAACGGCGGGCCGCAGGGTGAGTCTTTGCGCCCACTGCGCTCAGCGTCAGACTTCAACACATCGCAGCTAGTTATTAATGATTTGGTTAATTCCGTAAAACGCATGCTGTTTGATGATTCTTTGCCGCCAGACAATATGTCGGCTAGGTCTGCCACAGAAATTGTGCAGCGCATGAAAGAGCTATCTCAGAACCTAGGCTCTGCTTACGGGCGTCTGATTACCGAAGTTCTTACTCCGATTATTCGCCGCGTTTTGTTTGTCATGGATGAGCAAAACCTGATTGATTTGCCGCTTAGCGTAGATGGTATGGAGGTTAAGGTTGTACCGACTTCTCCTCTTGCTGAGTCGCAGAATCTAGATGACCTTGAAAAGGTTCTTCAGTTTGGTCAAATTGCCGCGCAGTTTGGTCAGGTTGGTCAAATGGCAATTAACCAAGAAGAGATGCTGAATTACATTGCTGTGAAAATTGGCGTTCCTCAGTCGCTTTTGACTACTCCAGAAGAAAAAGAGGAAATGGTGCAGCAAATGCAACAGGCTCAACAGGCCCAGCAGCAGCAAGCTCAGCAACAGCCGGGTCAGGGTCAGCAGGCAGGGGTTGAGCAAGCTATTCAGCAGCTAACCGGGGGTCAGTAATGGAAGGATGGGAATCTCTGCGTCAGGCAGATAATGAGCAGCTGACGCAAAACAAAGTAGCGCACGACGAATTGGACTTAATGTTTGTTCGTTGTTTTTCCACGGAAGCCGGGGCCGAAGTCCTCGACTATCTTAAATCTATGACGTTAGATCAGCCGTCTTGGTATCCGGGTGAAGACCCGTCTCACGGGTTTGCCCGCGAAGGCCAGAACAGCATTGTGCGCGAGATCACGCGTCGTATCGAAAGAGGTCGTAATCAATGAGTGATGAAACAGCTGTTGCAGAAAACGAAACAACTACCGAAGAAACCACGGCAGTTGAATCGAAAGAGTCTAATGGTTTGCTTTCCCCGGAACTAAACGCAGAGGGGAAAGAGGCAACGGAAGAATCAATTGACCATTTAGCTAAAACCGAAGAAGCGCCAACCGACAGCAAAACCACTGATTGGAGTGAGCGTCCTGATTGGCTGCCCGAGCAGTTTTGGGACGGGGAAAATGGCCCGGATGTAGAAAACCTAGCCAAGTCTTATCAGGAATTGCGCGCAAAAATGTCGTCTGGAAAACACAAGGCGCCAGCCGACGGCAAATACGATATTTCTACATTGGCAGAACATGGCGTTACTGAAGATGACGAGTTGTTAGGCGAGTTCAAGGGTTTTGCAAAAGAAAACAACCTAAGCCAAGACCAGTTCGATCAGATTACGCAGATGTACATGAATCACGTTGGCGAATTGACCGACAAAATTGAAACCGACAAGCAAGCCGAAATGGCGAAACTAGGCCGTAACAGCGAAAAAGTGATCAATGGCCTTAACCAGTGGCTCACAAAGCTTGGCACGTCTGGCGCGTTGTCTCACGAAGAAGTTGATGCAATCGCATCAAAAGCAGACAACGCCAACTTTATTGTGGCGTTGAACAAAATTCGCCAGTCCTATGGTGAGCAGCCAATTCCTGACATTACTGTCCAGGAAGGCGCAGGTGAAACTCGGGCTGATTTGGATGCTATGGTTGCCGACGAACGATACGGCAAAGACATGGCTTATACGCAGAAAGTTGAGCGTAAATT